CCATGTGTCTATTTCAAGATAATGTGAAGCTTTCCCCTCTTGCTGGTTCCTCTTCTCCTTCATCGCCAGTGTCACGAAGTCTGTTTTGTTGGCGTCAATGTATTCCAGCATCCTTTTTAAGTTGTCACGATGAAACGTGATCTTTGGCAGGTCGCCATACTTTGTTTTGATAATTCGGCCACCGCCGACTAAAATTCTTTCTTCCATTTTGTTAAGTTTTGAATAGTTAATCAAACATTTTCAAGTCTTTTATCGCGCGTTGCCTTTTCTTGTAGATGGCAAGATACTGGCTACAAGCGTACTCTATCATTCCACTAAAATTGCGCCTTTGGTCTTTAGCCGCCAGGCTAATTTCTTTAGCGATGTCACTGTCTATTGTTATGCTTTTTCTTTCTTTCATTTTATAAAAATTTAGCGTACTTTTCTGTTAATAATATTCTATCTTCGAGGCCGTTGTAGCCTCCATTCACCCTTTTTGTAATCTTTTTTATTACGTCAAGATCAAGCCCCTGATCGCATAGCTCCCACAGCCCATTTTTTAAGAAGAAGAACATGGCACTTTTAAAAGCGTAAACTCCACTGACGACGTCTGGGTTAAGCACAATGTTTTCGTCCCCCATGTAGTCGGAAAACAAAAAGTAGTTACTCCTTCCGGTGAGTTGTAAAGCACCTCTCCCCCTATACTTCCAACCGTCGCCAGAATCTTTATTTCCCATCCTGCCTGCATAGACCCTATTTGCTACTCCCTCCGGGTTCCTTACAAACTTCTCCACGTCCTTCTTAAAGTACTTTGGAAACACTCTCAAAAGCCCCTCTTTGGAGTAGTTCAGGTTCTCCTCGAATACCCTAAAGCCGCCTGTCTCGTGCGCGACCTGCGCAAAGAAATGAACAGCCCCTAAGCGTGTGGCTATCTTTAAGTACTTGGAGGCTGCGTTGAATGTCTTTGCCCCAAAAACACCGTCAGGTTCTACACCTGAATTAAGTTGAAGTTGTTGTAGTGCCGTCATGCTGTTATTTTTCGACAAAAATAATATAATAATACATACCACCAAATGTTTTTAATGTTTTTAACTTAATTCGTATTCAAACACCCTATGTAAGGTTTTGTAAGACACATATCACGCTGGATGATAGTTGTTTATCAAATAGAAGGTGGAATTTAACGAAATTTATTTGGTTAATCCGCGATGTGATAGTATGTTTGTGGCCTCATTCATTAATAACACTAAATATCATGGGAAAAGATGTAAAAAGTAAACTTCTGGGGACAGAAGTGACAGATAGGGCTTCAGCGGCTCTTTCTAAAGCGCAAAGGAAAAACACACTCATGGGACTGTCAAGATCGCAGTTGAGAGATGCCCTTGCCCCTATGCAACAACAGCTTGACGCTGTGCTGCCTAAACACATAACAGGAGAAAGGATGATGCAAATCATCGTCAACGCCATCGACAGAAAACCCGACATCAAAGAATGTGAGTTGTCTTCTGTGATAGGAGCTATCATGCAGAGTTCTATCTTGGGCTTTAAGCCTGTGGATAGCTTAGGGCAGGTTTATTTTGTCCCATACAACGACAGAAAGACGGGCAAGAAATACCTCCAGATGCAGATAGGCTATAAAGGTTACATAGACCTTGCCCGTAGGTCAGGACAGATAAAGATGCTTTATGCTCACGTGGTGAGGGAGGGGGATCATTTCAAATATGAGTTTGGCCTTGAAGAGAAACTCGAACACATCCCAGGTGATAACCCCGACGGAGAGATTACCCACGTTTACGCGGTAGCTCATTACAAAGACGGTGGGTACAACTTCATCGTTCTTACGAGAAGCCAAATCGAAAAATTGCGGACAAGAAACCCAACACAGGGAGCGGTACCCTCACAAGCATGGAAAACGGACTATGATAAAATGGCTATGGCTAAAGCTATCAAACAGCTTTCCACCTTTATGCCCCTTTCCGATGAAATGCAAAGCGCAGTAGCCAGTGATGAAGGGATCGTTAATCTTACGGAAGATACCGTCTCTCTGGATCAGGACATTTTCTATCCTGATGTTGAACACCAAGAAGCGGTAGTTGACATGACACAACTTAACTTTGACGATGAAACAAATATTTAAAACAGAAGCCGAATGGCTCAACGCTAAAGCAACAAGATACGGTGGATCGGAAGCCGCCGCTATCTTTGGCCTCAACCCATTTAAGTCTCCAAGAGACGTATGGATGGACAAGAAGGGGCTATCCCAACCAATAGAGAAGTCTTTCAGGATGAAAGCCGGGAACTACTTAGAAGCTGGTGTAGCCAGACTATGGGCTGATGACGCCGGCTTCACCCTGATAGAATCTACTACAAAGAAAGGGATAGGCTCTGAACCTATCGAATACTGGATACATGACGAATATGACTTCATAGGCGGAAGCCCTGACGTCAGGTTTTGGCTTGACGATGGGAGAACACAAAACAACAAAGGCATTCTTGAAATAAAAACCACAGGAGCCATGTTCGACCATGACAACTACCCAGACTCATGGGATATTCAGATAATGACCTACTTAGGGTTGATGGGGTACAAAAAAGGTATCATAGCATGGTTTGAGTTCAAGTCCTACGAGTTAAAATGGATAGAGATAGACTTCGACCAAGAAATGTATGACAGTATTATTCAAAAACTTGTGGAGTTTCATAATACCTACATCGTCAACGACATCGAACCCCCGCTAATGAACACCAGAGACCTATTAGACAAATACCCCTCACACAAAGAGGGAAAACGCATGGACGCATCCTCAATTAACGGGATAGAAGAACTCTACACCAACATCATCTCCTTGCAGGAGAAGGTAAAACCAGCCATAGAGATGATAGATAAGCTGAAAGACGAAGTGAAGATGATCATGGGTGACGCCGAATCCATCATTGCTAATGAGATACCTCTTTTTACCTTCAAAACCTCAAAAGACAAGGAAGTCCTTGACGTTAAAAAACTCCAGGAAGAAGCTCCAGAGACCTACAATGCGTATTTGATGACAAAGCCAGGGTCGAGAAGGTTCTTAGTTAAAAATTAAAATAATTTGTTAAAAACATAAGATAGATATGGAAAGGACGAAAAAGAATTCAAATCAATGGGAAAATACCAGGTTACCCGATGCCGTTAATGCTTCTCCCATAAGTGATTTCACAATGGTACCTAATGACATTTTACGAAATCCAGAAATTGGGGCTACTGCAAAAATGATACTATGCATATTGTTAAGCAATACGGATGGATGGTATTCATATAAGAAAACTATCATGCAGATGACAAAAGAAGGGGAGCACGCTATTACCACCGGGTTAAAAGAATTGGAATGTTTTGATTATTTGCGCAGGATTAAATATCGTGACAAATTCACGAAACAATGGCGCGGATCGTTTTGGGCTTATACAACCATACCAGGAGAATTTAATATTTCCCACAATATCGAGTTAATGGAAAGAAAGGAATTGGAAATGTTCTTTGAAACCAGCAGTGATATCGTAGAAGGAAATTCTGAAACCATTGATTCCAGTGGGGATCGAGCCACAACGTGGAAACCCACGTATGGGAAACCCGCATATGGGAAACCCGCATATGGGAAACCCAGTCCTAAGAAGACTAATAATAAGAATACCAATAATAAGAATATTAATACTAATAAAGAAAAAAAAGAAAAAGAAAAAAAAGAATTTTTAGATGAAAAAACAATTCAGCAAGTAAAAGTTGAAAAATATGAAAGGACTAACAAACCTTTTCTCAACGTCCACGAGGAAATTCCAGATGGTGTCTTAACAGAAGATGAAAATAAACAAAGGTTTGATGTCATGCTTGATGCCTTCTTCTCTTCCTCTGTTTGGTTTGAAACCTTTTGCATCACTAATAAAATTTCTTCTAATACAGCAAAACCAATATTGCGAAAATATTTCGTCGATGAAATACAGTTGAAGGGAAACCATAACAGAACCCTCAAGTGGGTACGCTCAAGATTCATCAACTGGTACAACGAAAATTATAGTGAACACAAATCTTTTCTTAAAAAACAAGAAGCACCTTTGCGGCGGTGAACTACCCACCCACGCCAGAGGCGATGGGTTGGGCTTCAGGAGTCAGCACTCCTCGTAACCGAGGCAGTTCGTCCTGATTTTTAAGAGTGTGTTCCCCACTCAAATTATCTTTAAGAGCAAATGATTTAATATTTATGGCAGCATTAAAATCTCGGTCAAGAACAATAGAGCAATTACTACAAGTCCATTCACGGTCTTTTAGTTGTAATTCTTTGTTGATAGTCCCACAGTTTGAGCAAGTTTTGCTTGATGGCGCAAATCTTCCAATACGTAGGATATTTTTACCGTACCAATCAGCTTTGTATTCTAACATAGAGACAAAAGTCGACCAACTTACATCACTAATTGATTGTGCTAAATTGTGGTTCTTAACCATATTTTTCACAGCTAAAGTTTCGATTGCTATCGTTTGGTTCTCACGAATCAGTTGTGCGGAAACTTTGTGTAAAAAATCTTTGCGTTTGTTTACTACATCTTCGTGTAGCTTGGCAAGTTTCTTTTTGGTTCTCTTACCTTTGTGTTTTGAATATTTACGTTGTGCATATTTTAGTTTACTTTGTGCTTTACGTAGGTATTTAGGGTTTTCAAATACTTCACCCTCTGATGTAATAGCAAAATCTTTAATTCCTAAATCCACTCCTATTGTTGTGTTTTCTTCAATAGGTGCTTTAATTGGTAATTCTTCTTTTGCATCACAAAGTATAGACACAAAATACTTACCTGTTGGGGTTACACTTATGGTCGCACTCTTAATCGTACCCTTAGTAGGACGATGCAACTTAATTTTAATACCCTCTTTGAACTTAGGTATTATTAATAAGTCATTCTCTACAATTACATTTTGTGGAATTGAAAAAGATTGCTTACCACGATGTTTAGATTTGAATTTTGGAAAACCTGCACCTTTAAAAAACTTTTTAAAAGCAATGTCCATATTTTGTATAGACTGTTGTAAACTTTGTGAGTTCACTTCTTTAAGCCAAGGAAGTTCTTTTTTAAGTTCAGGCAATTGTTTAACTAAATCAAAAGCAGAGTAATTATGTTTAGACCCTATGTATGCAGCATTTTTGGTCTCCAAAGCAAGATTAAACACAAATCTACTACTGCCAATATGTTTGGCAATAAGTTCTTTTTGTGGCTCTGTTGGATAAATTCTATATTTGTAACTACGGTACATGCTTTAATTAGTACAAAAACTATGCCAATTTATACAAATAGGACAAAATGTCAAAATTATGCAAACACTCACAGACCTTCAAAATCAAGGTGACAACGAAAAAGCTATCATCTACTCTATCCTTCGCAGGCCGGAGATTTACAACCTCTATGCTGACAGGCTACACGCAGGGCTTTTCAGCCAGCGGGCAAACAAAGAAATCTTTAGATCATTAAAAAGCCTGGTTGACGCTGGCGAAAAGATCGAGATAATGCCCGTTTATGGTGGCTGTGATCAGAAGTTAATTCAAGGGGTGAGCCTTAATAGTTTCATAAAAGAAATATCAGAAGCTCCATACATCGACCAGGAGGTCGAAAACTACATCGACTATCTCAATGTACGTTGGGAGAGAGTTCTGTTCTTAAACGTCACCGCAGAGGGCAACAGGAGGATGATTTCAGGAGAGTCTATTCACGCCGTAATAGCTTGGATGAGTTCTCAGATAGAAAATACCCATCAGGGGACTAATTTTATCAAGATTAGTGAATCTATGGCTTTAGTGCTCGAAAATATAGAATTTAGGGCTAAGAACAATGGGCAACTATCTGGGGTACCTACCGGATTAAGAGACTTTGATAGGTTTAGTAACGGTTTCCAGAAGTCTGACCTCGTAATTATCGCGGGAGAGACATCACAGGGGAAGACGTCTTTGGCGGTAACAGCAGCCAAAAACCAGAGCTTCACCTACAGAATCCCCGTACTGTTTCTCTCTCTTGAGATGTCACACCTTCAACTTTCAGCAAGAGTAATGGCTCAACAGACGGGAATATCTTCTAAAACTATCCTAACAGAAGTTCTGTACAGCGAAGAATTTGAACGACTTCAAAATAATATTCTTAAAGTGAAGGATGCCCCATTTTTCATTGATTCAAGACTTTCATCTGATGTGGAAGACATGGTCGCCATAATTCATACAGCGGTGGCTAAGCATAAAGTAGAAGTCGTTTACGTGGACTATCTTCAATTAGTGACCTCGAAGGCAAGGTATGGGACTAAAGAAGAAGAAGTTGGGACTATCACAAGAATATTTAAGAACCTTGCTAAGAAATTAAACATCTCAATAGCCGTGTTGTCGCAGCTAAGGAGGACACAAAGCGGAAGCCCTAAACCTACAATGTCAAGGCTAAGAAGCTCTGGACAGATAGAAGAGGCTGCCGATATTGTATGGTTTGTTTGGAGACCGGAATATTATGGGATTGAGGATATTATTCTCAATGACGGTACACCATTTCCATCACAGGAACTTGCTCACCTGATAGTGGCAAAGGGAAGGAACATAGGGGTCACTGACTTCGTGGCTAAGTTTGAGAAGCCAACGACCCATTTTGTTGACTATGACGCCAAAGATTTTAAACAAGAAAAGGTAGGCGCTGACGATGTAAAAGCATGGATAAAAAACGATAACATCCCTTTCTAATGGAAACCACCCACATGAAACTCATAAAGGAAGGTAAGGCCACCGAGGGGAAGATCATGTTCTACAAAAACATGATCAGCGAGGGGATAAGGATCATTGTGAACTTTAGGAAAGTAAAGTCTCATTACATCTCCCTCCATAAGTCGGAGCAAGACCCTTTCTGGAAAGAGCATTATAGGTTGAGGGTGCTTATCTTCGACCAAGAGATAAAGTATTGGACAAAAAAAAATGATGAATTCATTAACGAAATTAAAGACTTAGAGATATAGAACGTGTTAGCTGCTGGCACGGTAAATTTAATAGAAACTTAAATTGAAATACAAATGACAAATTATCAAAATGACATTATGGAGATTTTGCAAGGCGAGACTCCAAGACAGAAATATGAATTTTTGCAAGAAATCTTAAAGACGTTCAGAGAAAACAATAGCGGAGTAGAAGTTGAATTACTAAATGTTTGCCACGAACTTGATAAGAAAGGCGAAAAAATGTACGCAACAATGGGGAACGAAAGCTATGTTGAACGATGCCATAATCACGATGCAAAAATGCTTATTTATGGATTGACCAATAAAAGCAAAATTGAGAAAATGGCTTATATTAAATGGCGTGAGGAAGTTCAATCGAAGCGATAATGTAGCATAACGCCCGTGTATGGCGCGTTTTAATGCGCTATACACACCGTTAGCACGTTCAATTAAAGAAATTGATAATGGAAATTAACAAAAAAAGGAGGATTAAGATGATCAGGATTAAAAAAATAAACATCAACAACCCGGTGACTGGTGAGTTACATGAGCAACTTGGCGGTTCAGTCGGTTTCGCACGCGAAAATTTCGAATCTGAAATTTCAAAGATCAAAACAATGATCACCGATCGCTATCCCGGCATGGAGGTAGAAATAGTAATGGTGAACGAAAACACTGAAAGCAAATGAATAAAGACATCAATAATTTAACAAATAGCATCCTTGCATTTTTCCCTAAATTCTTTGTAAACCCTCAAGAATGGGAGTATGAAAATGGTAAAAGTGCAAAAAAAGATATTAATAGGATTCTTAGATTAGCAAAAAAGATTAAAAAGGAAACAGAAAAACAAGATTTTATTTTACTTTATGATTTCTTTATGTTTTTTCGCAACAAAGGAGAACGGTTCATAGGCACGAGTGTCGAGCAACTTGTACAAGAATATCTAAAAAACAAATAACGTGCTACGGCTATGTGCAGTAGCGGATTTGAAACACAAAACTTCAAATTAAGAACAAATGAACAATAAAGAACAAAAAGTTGAAACAAGCACAGAAGCCGCTATTGTCGGCAATACTGTGTTAGCGGTTCGTTGCTATCAGATTGATTTTGGCAACCACCTTAGATGTAAGATTAAAGTTACCGACAACGGAATAGAAGTTGAAGGTGCGATAAACGGATGGGGTGATGGCGTTCCGTTAGATGAAGTGGTTGTTGTCGAGGTGCAATGACCGCTAACGAATAACAGATAAAACACGTTTAATTATGAATACAGAACAGTTAATTGAAAAACACCTATTCGGTAAAAAGCCTGAAAAATGGGATGATGAGTTTGACAGAATACAACACTTGTCAGTAAATGATGTTCGCTCAATGTTGGATGAACACGCTAAATGTGTTTTATCTGATGTTAGCGCACGTTTATCTTCTTCGCTCGGGGAAGTGGAGGGGAATGCTTATGAGGTAGTATTTGACAAAGACGGAAAATTTTGGATAAACCACAAAGAAGTTGGAAGTGGTGAACCGCTTAAACAATGGATTGATGGCGTTCTAAATGTGCGCTAACGCCCGTGTATGGCGCGTTTCAATTAGCTCCAAATAACACCGTGCTGTGGGGGCAATTTTAATAATTTAAAACTAAAAATATTATGTACACTGAAAAGCAAATAAACAAAGATGAAGAAAACGCGCAAAACCTTCTTGCTCACTACATAACTGCTAAAAACATCATTACAATAGTAGAAAAACACACCGGCATCAACATCCGCGAACAAACGCGCAAGCGTGAAGTAACGGATGCTAGGATGATAGCAATGTACTTGATAAAAGAAAACACAAGTCTATCGTACAGACAAACTGCCTGCGCGTGCGGACTGCAATCTCATGCTACAGCCTTTCACGCATGCAATCAGGTAAAAAATCACATGTCTTTCAATCACGATTTTAAAAATAAATATGAAGATTTAATTAATTTTTCTTACAAACATAAAAACATGAAAACAATAGCAAACGATCTGCGCACACTTTTGCAAAATCACTACCGCGTAGCAGCCATAGAAGCTGAATACATTAAAAATGCGGCAAAGGCAGAGGAGGATTTAACTGAAGCTGTCGAGCGACTTGAGCTGACGAACAAAAAAATAAAAACAGTAACGGCTATGCTATGTGCAGTTTTGTGTTGCGCCTGCGGCAAAATTGTATATAGCGTATGTTGTACCCCCGTTTTTCTCTTTGCGGTCTTGTCCTAATATTTCACGTTGTTTTGTGTAGAATTAAAAATAAAGTTGTATCTTTGCATTATGATTAGAGGATTTCGATATAGGATTTATCCAAACAAGGAGCAAGAACAGCAACTAAATCAGATGCTGGGGAATGCTCGTTTTGTCTATAATTGGGCATTGGATAGACGTATAAAGGAGTACCAATCAGAAAAGAAAAGTATATCCGCTTTTACTTTAATGACAGAGCTAACGCAACTTAAAAAGCAAGAACAATACGATTGGCTTAATTTGTCAGTTGCTCAAAGCTTACAACAATCTGTTGTAAATATGGATAAGGCATTTACTCGTTTTTTTAAGCAAAAAAAAGGGTTCCCAAAATTCAAAAGTAAACACGTTGGAACGCATCACGTAGGATTTCCACAAAACACTAAAATTGATTTTGAAGCAGGTAAAGTATCACTTCCGAAATTAGGTTGGGTTAAAACAAAAATCAGCAGGGAGTTTTACGGAAATATTAAAACTTCTACTGTTGAGAAAACCCCTACCAATAAATTTTTCATAAGTATTACAGTTGAGCTACCTGATATAGAGGTAAAGCAAAAGCCTATATCAAAGAAAAATGCAGTTGGTATTGATACTGGAATAAAAACATTTGCAACTTTATCGGATGGTGCTGAAATACAAAATCCAAAACACTTAAAAAACTCAATTCAAAGATTAAAAGTATTACAACGTAGAGCTTCAAAAAAGCAAAAAGGAAGCTCAAACAGAAGAAAGGCAAATTTAAAAGTAGCTTTACTTCACGAAAAAATATCAAATCAGAGATTGGATTTTTTGCACAAAACAACTACTGCGATAGCCAAACAGTATGATACAGTTGCGTGTGAAAACTTAAACATCTCTGGTATGATGAGAAACCACAAACTTGCACAATCTATTTCGGATTTAGGATTAGGTAGATTTTATACCTTGTTGCAATACAAGATGCAGGAACAAGGCGGTAACTATTTAGAAATAGGAAGATTTGAACCAAGCTCAAAGATGTGCGGATGTGGTGTAATAAACAAAGAATTGAAATTGTCAGATAGGATTTGGACTTGCAAAAGTTGTGGTTCTATAAATGACAGGGATATTTTAGCAGCAAACAATATCTTAAAGTTTGCTCTAAACCCAAAGAATAAAAAAACCGATGGTGTGTCGGGGTTAGCCTGTGGAGACGTTGGCGTTAGTCAAGTCAATGAAGCAGGAACTGTTTCTGGTCGCTCTTTGCGGTCATAAATGGGGTACAACAAACGCTATAAATAACCTTGAACTATTAACAATTTAATTTAAATACAAATGAAACTAAAAGAGATTATCGAAGAATTAGGAGCAGAGGTCGTACACTCTAAAGGGCTGCTTGATCGCGAAATGAAGAAATCCAAACGCCTTAAGACAATGACTTTCATAGCAACGACAGAACGAATTATTAAAGCGCTGACCCATGTCGCGGATGACGATGACCTCACGGAAGGTCAAATCGACCTTGTCGTAGATTGGATGAACGATCACGACCTAAGGCACACAGACATTCCGATGCGTTTTGTGCGTGACTTCATTTCTGAAACCTCCGTCCGCGACGAGATGGATAAAGACATGCGCGATGGGGGGATGCCGGTTGGGGAAATCGAGGGATGCTTAAATCATTGGTTCAGTAAATATCAAATAACGAAAAGATGAATCTGATAGCAATAGCACAAGGGAAAGAGCTGATAAATTACTATCCGCACCACACCACCGCCAATCGGCTTGATACGATAGTAGATGTCGTGTGTAAAGTGTATAACGTGAAGCGGGAAAAGCTGATAAGTAAATCAAGAAAACAGCCTTGGGTGACAGCGAGGCATTTCGCTATGTATTTCGCCCTGAAATACGAAGTTACAACGCAAAGTCAAATAGGCTTGTTTTTTGCCAAACGGGATCATTCTACTGTTTGCTATGCGCGGAAAAAAGTAATTTCGTTGATGCAAATTTACCCGTACTTTCGCAATTTTCACGATAACGTAGAAAAGGAGCTGGAGAAATTAAGTGTTTTTAATCCATACAACAACTAACGGACGAGTGTATGGGTAGGTTTTTAACGGATAAAATGATACAAATATGAAAGAATTAGAAAAGTTTTTAGAAAGAGAATTAAACGGATTAACACTAAAGAAAGCTGATTGGGGACATTTAACTATTGAAGATGATAGTAGAGAAAGAACTCTATTGGAAGTACAAGAGTTAGTTAAAAAATTACCTATACACAATGTTGTAGGTAGTTATTCTCAGGAAGAAATAAAAGAATTAACAGACTTTTACATGTGGATGCAAGAAAATGATTATGACCACAACATAAGAGCGAGAGTTGAAAGGAAAGCAGAAATTTACTTAAACGGCATTGACATAAAACAGAAATTGCTTGTACGCAATACTAACAAACGGTTATTGTTCGCAGCTTATTTACAAGGTAAACGTGACAAAATTTACTGGGCAACAAAATGGGAAGATTATGAACCAATCGGGAAGTATAGAGTTATGAAACGTTTTTTAATGTGGTATTCAAAGGTGCGACACATTTAACAAAAGAGGAGGATGAAGATGATCAGAATTAAATATATCAACATCAACAACCCTGCAACCGGTAATGGCGGTATGCGGTCGTTGCCGATGTATCAAATTAGTAAAAAATTTAATTAAAAGCACAAAATTATGAGTACAGAAAAAATTATCAACAAAGCGGAAGGCAATGCCGTATTACCGCTTGTTAGCAACAGTACTGAGATTGTTGAAATGTTTGTCAGAAAGTGGAGAAACACAGACAAATATCCATGCCCGAAATGTGGCTCAAAACTTGGAATGCCTGATTACAAATGTGAGAAATGCAGCGTAAAGATAAAGTTGAAAATGCAGTTTTAGTATTGTTGCTAACGCCCGTGTATGGCGCGTTTTAATGCGCTATGCACGCTGTTAGCGGCAATGCTGCTTTACGGTTCTCGGCTATATTTAGTGCCGAACTAAATAGTACTAACTTTAAATAACAGATAAAATGACTAAAGAAAACAAAAACTTAAATGAAGCTGAAAACTCGGCATTGAATATAGCCGATGTTAGGCAACGTATTATTGACTATACAAATTGGTTGTCTAAACAGAATTTGATGATATGTGAAGGTGTTGATAGTTATACATTTCGTTCATCAATGATAGGTGGTAAAAAATATTCAGCAGAAGAATTGTATGACAAATTCGTTTCTGAATATGTTGCCTAACGTTTGATTATAAAAAATCGGTAGGGAGTCCGGAGTTACGGAACTGTCAATCGATACAAAACTAAATTAGTAGCAGGTGGTTTAAAATTAGCACAATACCCCACTGTTTTTTATAATGTGTTGTGTGCAGTTTATTATGAGCCAATTAAATGATATTACAAAATCATTTCGTTCTTTTTCTGAAAAGTATAAATGGACAAAGGAAGAAACAGCCGAAAATATGCTTGAAATATTATCAGACTGTGAGTGGGGATTGCCAGTCGATGATGTATTAGACGAAAAAGGAGAAGTAGACTATGTGGCAACTGAAGAAAAAGAACTTAAATTCGTGTTTAGCTTGTTGTGGGGTGATTAAATTGCACACAACGCCCGTGTATGGCGCGTTTTAATGCGCTATACACGCCGTTAGCGTGGGAATTTTAATCATTAATCATAAAAACAAGCAAAATGAAAGACAAAACATTTGAATTGGCCGAACGTCTCGCAGATGAAGCGTTTGTTAAAAATGATAACGAAATTGGGGAGGACTACTAAATGACGATTTTAGAAATTAGAAAATATTTCGATGATAACAAACACCATCTTCCCCCGGTTCCTTTTGCCACCTCTGTGTGCGAAAAAATTATTGACCTTGATGCCTACCTTGAATCTGACCTACTGCAACTTGAGTCTAAATCTCAACAACTTGTAGGGGCTGCTCTGGATCGGCTTAAACTATTAAAAAAGATGATTGATGACACAAAGCAAGGCTGACTTATTATTTAGTCTGTACATAAGACTAAGGGACGCAGATGAGAATGGTTATGTGACCTGCTGCACCTGTGGAGCTTCACATCATTACAAAGATGTTGACGCTGGCCATTTTATCTCAAGAATACATAACACAGGAAGGTACAATGAGAAGAACGTCCACCCACAGTGCTATCACTGTAATAGATTTAATGGAGGCAGGATTGCCGTCTATGAGGAGTTTTTAAGGGAAAAGTACGGGGATGACGTTGTAGATTATGAAATTCTTCCATTGAAGTACATGACTAAGCACATGGGGGTTGTAGAATACACGGAAATTGTTGACAAATATTCTAAAGAGGTTGAGTTGTTATTAAAAAAAGCCACCCCGTAATGAGGTGGCTTTTGCCTTGACGCGGCTTAGCTGTATGTTTAGGTGTCTACAATACCCCGCTCCTCAACTTGTCAGCCGCGCCGTCACTCCCGAAGGCATCCGGGAGTTCATCTAGGAGCGCTTTAATATCATCCATGTGCCGCTGTATTTTCCAGCAAGCGTTTTCGTACTTCTTTTCGTACCAGTCGAGTTCGCCTGGCTCAAAACATTCGTTCATCTCTGGATCGTCGCTATCGCGGAACGATTCCTTCCCTTTGATTTCGTAGGCATATTGCTTCATCATCACCGTTTGTGTGATAATTTCGTCTGCAAGGCCGCGGACAAGCTCGGTGTGTAGTAGTCTATTCATATTATGTTTTCGGCAAGGAAACCCATTGATGCCGAAGGCTCGATGGGAGGAAATGCCGCTCCGTTATTAAATTGTTAATAATTATATTCTGATATGTGAAAATATATTGTATCTTTGTGCCATGAAGTTGACGTTGAAAATAAAACTTTTGCCTACTAATGAACAGGCTAATCTGCTTCTTGACACGATGAAGGAAGCTAATACTGTTTGCAATGCCATTTCTGATGTAGCTTGGGAAAAGAAGATTTTCAATAACTTTAAGTTGCATCACGAAGTTTTTTAATTTCATCTTCAAGTTTTTTTACTTTTTGTTTTAACTCATTATTTTCTTTTACAAGATTTGGTATTATTTCAATATGTTCTTTTTGAGTTAAAACCATTAAATTTTCTATCCTATTATCTTGTTTGTTGCCGTTAATATGGTGTATGACATAATCTTTTGTTATTTCACCATAATGCTGTTCAGCTACAATTAGGTGCTCAAAAACATACCCGTTTTTTCTCGCTCTTGGATGTTCAGGTATCCTCAATTCAACGTAGCCCGCACAATTTATTCTTCTACCGCCTTTCCAGTTAGGGTGTTCAGCAGGACTTCTTTCGAACAAGAAGGTGTAATCCCTTCTGAGTAATTTATCCCTTAAAATATTTGCTTCTTTATGACTTCTTCTTGGTATATCATATTTACGAAACCAATAATTTACAGAACCAATTGACTTGCCATATTTTTTTGCAATCATTTCCAACGAATACTCTTGTTCGTAGTACAGCTTTGTTAATTCTTCTTTAGATGGTAGTGCCATTGTAATTTGTTTTAAGTTTGACACTACAAAGATAATGAATAATATTAAAATAAACAAAGTTTACTATCCTTATAAAGCTGCATTTCGGCTTTCTTCTGATATGTGTTGCTTTATCGCTCACGGTTATTCAGTTTTAAAACCCATCCGATCTTTAGTCGGTGGGTAGTTTATAGCTTTTTTTAAGTTTTATAGAGATTTTCTCATACTGTTCGTCGGTGAGTTCTATTTCACCGTCCTCGTTGTTGACGGTGATAAGACTTACAGTCACCTGCCTGGCTCCTGGTAAGTATTCTCGCGGGTTATTCCATCCATCTCCGTCCATTTCTCCTGTTTCATAAATAGATATTATGGCGTTGAGGCTGAATGTGTTGAGGATTTGCTCGTGCTCGAAATTGGCGTACCTTACTTCCTCCCCGTGGTCTCCTGTATCCTCGTAGAGTTCATAGTCAACCGGGTCAGTGAGTAGTTTAATTTCTGTTGGTGTCATGTTGATGATTTTTTGTGTCATTTGTGTAAATTTTAGATTAATTAAATGATTCAAAAAGTTTACTAAAAGGATCATCCTTCCTGCATGTGTGCATTATCAGGCCTGTTAATCCTTTCCGCTCAAAGTATTTCGCAAGCTTTGCTTTTGCCTCAAACTCGTTAGCAGCGTTTTTCACACGCATTTTTTTCACGCCAACAGTGTTATTGGCGGTGTATGTTATCAGGAAGGTCATTTCAGTATTAATAAGCTGCTTACAATTAGTTCATTGTAGAATGAGTGCCTGGTTGATGGCCTTGTCCCGTTATTAATAATAACAGGCATTGCATTAGTGAATTGGGACGCTATGTTTTTCCCTACCCTTCTCACCATGTGTCTGTTGTAGTAAAATTCAATCTTATCCTCCGTCCACAAGACGCCGTACTTGTTAAAGGTTTTGGACACGTCAACGGGTAGCGGGTGGTTTTTGCCACCAATTACCTTCCTCCTGTCAAATTCTGTCCCTATGTGGACATTGGACTGTAACTTGACGTTTTTAAAACACATCCCGTATTCCCCTTTCATAGAATTAGCTTCAAGAACATCAATTTCCTGATACTTGCCTTTCGTTTGCCCCCATAGCCAGAACGATGGGAAACAATTCTCACCTCTTGGCAGCATACATTCTACCTCGAAGTATCCGTAAAGGTATTTCTCTTTTGTCTCAACCATCCCCACCCGTATTGGTGATACTGTATCATTTTGCCAGTCGTCTATTTTAGCCCTTCTAAAGTCAGCGATTAAAGATAGATATTGGCCCCCAGGGTTCATAAAAGACCTGTGAAGACTGACGTTTTTAGGCGCCCAGTAAGAAAATGGGTCTTTTGGATGCGTTTTCCCCCACGCGTGTCCTGTCGTGATGAAGTTTTCGTTAAGCTCCACCCTTGTGATCTTAGAGAAATCATAAAATTCCCATATCGCCATTTCGGCAATGAATTTTGGTGTGCCGTACCTTTTGTTTCGGGTAAGGTACCTTCCCCATGATTTAAGTGTTTCCATGTTTTTACATTTAATAGTTTAGCCTTCTAACCGTCTTGTTTTCCATTGTTCTTCTTTATTGCGGCCATAACCGCCATTAAACATCTATGTTCCATTCTTGTGAGGTGTTTCCCCCACAGCGGCTTACTGGTGTCAATGATCTTGTCGTTGACGTTGTAAACACCTTTTTCCGTTTTAATTATGTGTATCATGTGGATAATTGTTAATAATGCTATTCCTCTGAACATTCTTATTGACAAAGAAAAGGACGGCTGTTGCAATTATGATGATCCCGACAATAACCAGGATCGTCTTGATTAGTCTTACATTTTCGTTACTTAGTTCCATAATTTAAAGTGAGTGTTGAATTTTAAAACCTAAAACGTCTTTGCTGTTAAGCAGCACAGAGATGACCAGGTTGGGCGTCACCAGCGTTTTTGGTGTCATGCGGTTGACGGTGTGAACCTTAATTTTTGATCCTCTTCCTAAAGCATGTAAGAGTATTTCTTCGAGCGACAGACCGTGCATCTTGTTAATGTCGTAGTTGATGCTGACACTTTCAACTGAAAGGTCTCCAAGTATCCGCACCACCCGTTGTTCCCCTATTCTCGCGGGGGAGGTGAGTGGGTAGTTTTCGTACTTAATTTCAACCAGCGCATCTTTTAGCGCGGCATCATTTAGTATGTCTTGCAGTACTAATTCCATAGCGGTTCCTGTTTTTCTATTTCCGCTGTAAGTGCATCTAACGCCGCTTCCATCATCACAAGAGAGCTGTTAAACAATAACCTGAAAAGGAGTGTAAAATCATCCTTTGACCCACGTGCAGTTACTTCTCCGTCCCCTTTCGAGTTAATTATGACGATGTAGGTATCGTCTTTAAAGTTTTTCTGTACAAGAGTACTAATTTTTGTTGTCATGCTTATTAAATTTTAATTTGCTGCAAAATTGCAGTTGAGCCGGCTGTGGTTACGATCCACGTTTTGACCATATCACCGGCTGTAAGATTTAGTCTTCCTTAATCTTCAGGTATTGTTTGTACTCTTTACCCGTCTTCTTACTCACTCTCTTTATGTAGTAAGCTCCTCTTGGAGATTTGAATACTGTGAACGTTTCGTTCCCGATGGTGTGCGTTAGTTCTGTTTTGGTTGACGTTGTATCCTTCGCAACCTCAATTTTAACTACCTCTTTTCCTTGAATCTTGTACTCTTGTGCGTAGCTCCCCGCCGCAAGGAATAGGGCGAAGATAAGGACTGTAATTTTTCTCATCGTGATTTACCTCCTATTTATTTTAATCTCTATTTTCCATAACTGTTAAAAATCCGAGCAATTCATCCTTTGTTGAAAAAAATACCTTTCCATCGGGGGTTCTGATATTTTTTAACTCATCAAAAGAGTAATAGTGCACCATAAGTCCATCGGATACTCTTTCAATTTTAAGAACGTTTATTCCAACATCCCTAAATCTCTTTTTTAATTCTATTGTTTTCATATCGTGTTTAATTTTAAAAATTGCCGGGGAAACCGGCTCGGTTTGTTTTTTTTTCAATTAATCATTTGTTATTTTTGCTACAACCCATGCGCCAGGGCATCGTGAGTAAGGAGCGATTTCCTCATTACTCCAGACATAATCCCACAATCCCCCCATCTGTTCTTCACAGATCGTGCTATACATTTCTGCATAGCACTTGCACTCGTATTGTTGAAGCTTTGTTGCTTCAACATCCCATCCGCCTTCGCCAAATAGCTCATCGAGCATATCTGAGACGTTATTACCAGAAGGATGTACCAGGTCAGAAAACCCCAGTCCTGTTCCTTCTGTTACTTCATAATTTTCAGGAATAGAATCAATATCGCAGCCATTTAGGTACACCCTAACTGACTGATAGATAATTTCTTTTGCCTTGTCTACCTTGTCGATAGTTTTCATTTTCTTTGTGTCGTGAAACTCCCGCATTGCTTTGTAAAATTCAGGATATTCTTGTTCCTCCAGTTCTACAAAAACTACATTTGCATCCCAGCAGGTTATCGCATCTTCAGCAGCTATTGCAATGATTGTTTCATACTTATCATCAACCATTAGATCAGCCCAGGCGTGTACGCCTGTAACACCGTTTTCCTCCAGATCGCACAGTTGCTCTAAAATATCATAAGCCTCTCCTTGATTATTTCCAGCTTCTTCGCTGATGCTTGTAAATCCGTGAACATTTCCTGTTTTAGTTAGTGTTAAATTTTTCATGTTGTTATCTCCTATTTTTTTATTATAAATTTTCTCCTTTTGCAGCAATGCTACATAAATAACCGAATTGTCTTCCGTCTAATTGAGTTTGAATCATACATCCGTCCCATTTTTGAATCCTTACAATAAATCTTTTTTCAAAATCATCTAATTTGTCAGCCCTGAAAGCTTTTTTTGCATCTGCAAGTAATTTTTCGCCGTTCATTTTTTCGTTTAAAGTTGTCATTGCTTTAAAATTTTATTTGTTACAAATTTGAATAAGCATCATTTGCGATGAATATCGCATCCTCTACAGTTCCGTCATTGTCATAACATGCTTGTGCTACATTCTTTATGAACTGATCATAATCGACCATCTCTGTTGATGAATTTTCAACTTTTAGAGAATAATCCTCCCTGGAAAAGTTAATCCCTTGTTCAATTTCAGCTCTGAACCCAGCTTCTTCATTTAAATCTAATTTCATAATTGTGCCTCCTGATTTAAGTTTTTGCCGGGAAACCGCCCCGGCTCGGTGTTTTTGTTACAAACAGCGGAAATAAAACCCCTCTTCACTAAAATAGTCAAACATTAACTCTCTGGCTGCAAACTCCCAGTCGATGCAGTTGTTTGGCCAACTGGCGCCCTCGTCTATTGCTCCGATGTTTTCCGCCATTTCGCGCGCAAAATCCTCGTCATTTGAGTATTCTCCCTGGTATGCCTCAAGGAAGTCCTCGTAAATGGCCTGCGCGTCCTCTGCGCCCAAATCGTGCCCCATGTGGTTACAATAAGCGTTAAAAGATTCAATATGATCTTCATCTACAATATCGCGAAGATCAAAGAGGTTATCAGATAACCATGATTCCCCAATTAACCAATTAGGGATTCCTTCCCAGTCATGAAACATGAATTCCGGGTCTTCTTCATCGCTATGAAGCTCTTTGCAGGCTTCATAAAACTCGTCTTTGCTGTCATAGTCTGCTAGGTTCATCCACCCGCCGGCTAAGTTTCCGTTGTTGTACTTTGCGTAGGTTCCTACGTAAATTTTTGAATCATTCATAACATTAGATATTTAAAAGTTAGTAAATTATGTTGCTTGCCCTTGACGATGTTATCATTGTTGTCTGAATAGTATAGACAACAAGTAACACGATCATCGCGCGTAGCGCGCTCTTTTTTTTACCCGTTTTTTATTTGTTTTCGTTTTCATGCTGCAATAATACAACGTAATATGACACAAACCAAATATTTAACTTTATTTAACTCAAAATAATCTGCAACTGATTGAAAACTAAATAAAAACAAATTATCCGAAAAAGAATAAGAAAACGAAAAATGCCCCAAATCACAGAGAAAAAATGAACTAAAATAACACGTGAACAAACACTCACATGTAAACAAAATGAATGTATCGGGTGGTTGCTCGAGATAAATCAGTCAAACCCCCGCAAAATTGACCATTTTACGCACCGTTCCGCGAGATACGGCACAAATTAAACCGAAATAAAGAACATACCCTATTTAACATAATAATAATTATCGGTGACAAACACAGAGATAAACAACAAAAAAACAACCAGGCAGGGAGGAAATAAGAAAATATGCGCTAAGGCAGTAGATGCGTTGAGAGGGATCATGTTCAAATGTAGCGACTTTTACACGTAGCCGATTGTAGTCGTTTACAAACGGCTAATAAGAAACCCTCTGACAGTAAGGCATTCAGAGGGTTTTTTGTTCCCGGCTGTGCCCCGCGTTGACGGGGCATAGAAAAAGCTGTGATTCTAATGAGAAATAATACAGTTAACGCCCACCGCCCTGGCTACTGCGACGAAGGTGCGCAGCGTGGGGCACTGATTGCCGGCAAAGAACCTGCTCACATTGCTGCGCTTCATTCCCAGCTCATCAGCAATAGCCTGATGCGTGAGGCCATTTCCCGACGCTATTTGCGACAAATGCAGCACCAGCTCACGCCAGTGCTGCTCGTCTTTTGTTTTCATCCGTTTTAAATTTTAAAAATTGCCGGGGAAACCGCCCCGGCTCGGTTTGTTACATATTTTCTCTAACCCAATTCGCCCATTTTGTGGGAAGCCTATCGGCAATATCCCACGGACTTGTGAAATAATTTGATGATGCTGTTACTGTATTATCATCTTCACGGATAAGCGTAACCACGGAATCACATGCTGCATTATCACCTTCACACAATGCCCCTGTATTTTTAGCCATGTATGATAAAATGTAGTTTGCCTGTGATTTTGTTTGTGTTGGAATTGTAAATTTCATAATATTAATTTTTAAAAGTTAGTAAATTCCTCCTGGTGCGATTAAATGCCGGAGTATCTGCTCCGGCTCAGGTTCTTTTTAACCTTGGTACCTTTTCGTGAATCCAAGGTTAGCGATGTAGATTGCATCGCTGATAGACATTTTATTAAGGAGACAATAGTCTTCTACTGTCTCTAAATATTGATCAAATCCCATAAGGGATAGATCAGTGTCTTCTAACTCAATCTGCGCCAAGGAATAGTCCTCGCGCGAGAAGTATACGCCCTTCTCAAGGCTTACCAGAAAAGAGACCTCTTGGGCCTCTTTGTTGATTTTGTTTTTTGAATTCTTCATAATATTAAATTTTTATTTGTTATTAATTAAAATCTACGCTGCAAAGATAGTATCGTTTACGACACCTCCGACATTCTTGTAGTTAAATAAAGTTAAAACAATCAACATTTAGAATGTGTCTAAATTAGCGTTATCAAATTAATACTATGTTTGCCGCTGATAATCAAGGAGTTGAAACAGGTTTGTATAATTTTACAAGTTGTGAATTGCTTGCAGATTTTTTAGCGCAAAAAAAAGGGAACTAATTAGGCTCCCTTTTTTTTTTGTAGCATTTTAATCTATTACTTCAGACGTCTGCTCTTCTTCTCTTCAACAGCATAGTCTATGCCGTCGATCCTGCTGCCTGTTTTCAGCTTCCCTGCTGTTACTGTAATGATCTGCTTCACTGATGCCCTTAGCGAGCTCTTATTAAGTGTTAGCTTGCTTATTCTTTCGTTATTAGATTGCGTGCCGTTCAGAAACTTAAATAGCTGCTCATTTACTGATGCAAAAATATAGAGTGCGAATTCATTCCCCCTATGTTCATTATCCCCAACATAGTTGATAACATCACAGTTTAGCCTGACAGACCTCACTTTAAAGTATGAGGATGAGAGCTTTATGGGATTCACTTGAAGTAAAACTTTAAGGTAACCAGGCACCTCTTCTAAACTCAAAAGTTGATCATCAGAGAGGATAAGCCACTTATCATAGTTATTGAATGCGAGCTTAAATGTGTCTGTGATCTTGTGCCACCGATTGAAGACGAGTGAGTAAACGAATGAGAACCCGAACGCCTCGTTGCTGATTATCAACTCTTTCTCGACGTCGTCATAAACCATCACCGCACCTTGCATGTAAGCGCTCAAGCTGTCGTCTGCAGTTAGCACGTCATATACATCAACTAAATCAGATGAACCGAGAAATTCTCTGTAACTCCCATCCTCCAGCAACTCATTAACGCCCCAGGCTCCCTTGATGTCATCTGATATTGTCCTGATCTCATTACCCGATAACATGTAAATGTCTGACCCATTGTAGAATACAACCGAGTTCAGCACGTTTACAGGCTCCCCGACGATCCTGTGATCGTTCATGTAGCTGACGCGATCGAAGAGCACATCACCATGTCCAACTGACAACAAGAACATCCCTCCAGTCGTGAAAACGTAAAGAGGATAGAGGCCATACTGTCCAGTGCTGATGTCAGACTGCAAGGTGCTGACAGCCAGCACTATGGTGTTGTTTTCTCCGAAACTGTAAACGCGAGGGGTAGGCAGTACGAAGGGGGTACCCGTGCCCGTTGCACGTATGGTATTACGGGAATTTCCCAAAAAACTACGTTCGGTTAACAGGAATGGTTCATTAAAATTAAGTTCATAGACAAAATTACTTTGGGTTGTCCCTATTGAGAGATTAAGTGTTTGGTGGTTTTTCAGTAGGACAATAATTTTTTTATTCCATGTGTCAACGCATATTTTATATTCTCCATTGGGTAATTTACAATAGAGGGTAGCTTTATTAAATCCGAGTGCTGGGTATGTTATATATTTATTAAGTATAAAGAACATTACTGGTAATGATGGTGACATAAACATTGAGAGGGTGAGGTCAATATTTTTAGTTACTGTTATTGGTTGTCCATCATAGGTTCCTTCAAACTGCCAGAAGTATTGGTTT